TGAAATTTGTCGTGTACAGAGGGAAAAATTAAAGGATCTGCTTCTGGTGCAGACCCAATCAAACCAATAGTGGAACTACGTACAGTTGTAATGGGACGTGCACCATCATCTACCGTGACGTTTTGAATCCCATGTAAAAATAAATCGCTCATTAACCGCAATCTCAGTTGAAGATTTTAGTCAATTTTTACGCTTTAAGCAGAGCTTTTCATTATTCACAATTGTGACTTAAAAAGTCACACACAATTCCCAAAACTCATCAATTTCTAAATCTGTTCTTTTCAACATGTCACGCATAACATCAATACTTGGGTCTGTACGAACAAAATTAGTCGCGTCTTTAAATCCGATCATTGTTAATTCACGAGTATACTCATCTTCAATTAACATGATTTGATCTTCAATGTCAGATGATTTGTAACCATACTCCAACATGCCACGCATAAACTGATAACGCGTGAGCTTTGGGTATTGTGAACGCTTAAATGCGAGTTTTTCTTCTTCAGTCCGTTGGTCAATCCATTCTGTACCATTCCACTCGTGATACGACGTGTTTGGGTTGGTTTCGTGCTTTATAATTTCTTCAGTAGTCATTAATCGGTATTGATTTAAGTCAATGTAGTCACTAACACTCACATCATCTTCGAAGTAACGAATTTCTGAAAAATCATTTTTAATATACTTTTGCATTATGAATATTCCTCACAAACGAGAGCATTACCAGTAAAACTATAAGACACACCAACCCCGACAACAAAAGATTTATTATATTGATTTGAGGAATTTGTTGAAAAAATCAGTCTTCCGTCTAACGTTGCGGAAGCAGCATTAGAACTAGACCCTAACATACTGCAGGTAACAAAGATTGGGCGATTTCCCGTATTTGTGTATGTTGTGCCTGAAATTATTGATTTTCTCTTGTTAATGCCAGTACCTAAAAATGGCAAGCTATTCACATCTAAATTATGCGTATGACTTGTCTCAGTAACACTATTCGTTGATGTCGCGGTAATATTTCCTGGTGTGCCTAGCGTAACAGTGCGATTAGAAGTTAATGCACCACCACCACTCAACCCATTGCCTGCAATGACCGATCTCGAACAATCTGTGGCTGACGCTGCATTTTCGGTTTTGCCAAGCTTATTATCTTGCAAATCCTTGCCTTGTTTTGCAGATAAAGGCTTGGTTGCATCATTGGTTGTTAAGTTGTCTACGATTTCAGAACGCTTAATATAATTATCATCAATCCATGCCTGTGTTGCATAGATTAAAGATTCATCCAATGTCAATTCAACAACAGAACCATCAGTTACATTTTGAGTAAAACGAAGTCGATATTCACTGACACCACTAGGGTCAGCTACCTTTTCAAATGGTGCATGTGAACCATGTGAAATCAACTTTCCATTGGCAATAATGCCCATTTCACGAATTGTAAAACCACCAACACTAGATGGAATAATCGTTTCAATCACAATCCAATTGGCATTTGTTGCGTGTCGCTCGTATTTAGTCACAGCTTGACGATGAACTTCACGAACTAAAGATGTCCGATTTTTGTTTGGCGTTGGAACAGATCCATTACCATCACCAAAAGCAATATGCGTGATATTCAACTTTGTATTTGTGGCAATTGCATTCGCTATTTCAGCGTCACCTAAATTTGTTGTGACATTATAATATTCAGACATTTATGCCCTCGGATGACTTGTAAACGTGATTGCTGTTTGATGAACGAGCAGATTTCGTATCGTTAAAATTGGATTAATTGTGACTGTTAGATTGACTAAATGACGTGATGCAGCTTTCGATTCAGAAACAAGTCGATTAATTTCACCATATGTTTCAGCATTTAAACTTTTACCAATCACGTTCAGCTCTAAATTAAACGTTCCTGGTGTCAGATTCGGCTGTGCTTGCCACCATTCAATCAATTTTACTTCATAACCAAATGGCTCTAGTGCTCGCTTAATCGCTGCAGGTGTGCCTTTGATCTTGTGTTGTTCTTTAGATGACTTAATGACTTGGCGTTTTAGTGCTTCTTGCCAGTTGTCATCCCAATAATCGACCGACTTTTGCCATGCGATAAATGGTAAAAACTGCGCTGGTACCTGATCGATATCTTTGATGATACGAATTGATGGTAAATCAAAAGCATCTTTACCTGCTTCAGCAAATTTTCTCTCTAAGTCTGTTGAATTTGGAGGAAGTAAACTTGTCAAATTACACCTCCAACCGTAATACTTTTTGTGGTGCAATATGGATGGTGATAATTATCCATTACCAAATCTGCTGTCGGTGAAATAATTTGTACTCGCTCAATCCCATCTACATGCAATGCAGCATAAATTGCAGATAGGTAAATACTTTCACCGTTTTTTTGAGCATTTTTAATGTATTTATCTAATCGAATATTTGCAGCTTCAAGTAACAATGCATCTTCAGCATTTTTACCCACATATAAAACTGCTTCAATTTGGTAATTTGTGGCCAAACTAGATTTTACTGTTGGTCTATCACAGATAGGACGCACATGATCAGGATCTAATGCAGCTTGAACAATTGAAACCAACTCTTCTGATGCTTGCCCATTGATACTATCAACCTGTGTAATCACAACATCTAATAAATATGGATTCTCAGGCTCTGATCGGACTTTAATACCATCTACTCGACCATCTGCCGATAATGTGAAATAGCGGTACGCATTTGCAGATCCAGCCGTATTCATACCATCGAAGGATAAAATACAACGTTCACGCAATCGCTCATCAGATTCATACACAGCTTCAACGGGTGGAATTACCGTGTTATCTGCGGGTGTGACGACTAAGCGTGTTAGCCCGTATTCTGTTAAAGCCAAATGATCTAAATCTGATTTTTCCGCATAAGCAAGCAATAAGGATCTAGCATCAGCATTACATTTTGCTTGATACAGCATTTCCAGATATGCATTTTCTTGTAGCAACTTCACTACTGGTTCAGATTCACGTTGCAATAACTCTCGCACCGCTTGTTGTTCAGATGCATCATATAGAGATATGAAGCTTTCTTTTCTTTTTGTGAAAATGGCTTCGTAGCTTAATTCTGTGATTAAGCTAGGCGGTAAAAGCTGTGAAAAATCGACTGTACTCATTTGCCCACCACAATCCCATCCAATTGAACAGTTTTTCCATCAAGTTTGTATTTACCAGTAATTCTTAGAACAATCTGTCCTACTACTGCGCTCGTTACATCTACAGCACTAACCACAAGGCGATCTTCCCACTTCATTAGGGCTTCTGCGGTTTCTGCAACAATATCAACCACCGTGCTTCTGTTAATTGGCGCATCAATTAATTCAAATAATCGAGAGCCGTAATCACGGCGCATCACACGCGAACCAATCGGAGTATTCAAAATGTCGGCTATGGACTGTTTCAGATGATCTAAGCCAGATAAATCACGACCCGTTTCAGCATTCATACCCATTAAACGACACCTCCCGAATTACCACCGCCTGTTTGCACACCACTATGTTTATGGCTTTCACCAATATTTTTACCGTCATGCGTCAACGTACCACCACTCATAGCAACGTTACCTTTTAAGGTTGCAGTTCCACCACTGCCACCCATACTTAATGACTTAGCTACGGTTAAATTTCCTGTACAAACAGTATTAGGTGCATCCATAGTGATTGTTGACTCAGCTTGTATTTGAGCTGTATTGCATCGAATAACGATATGACCACTAGAAGCCGAGGCATCAACGAATAGTGTGTGACTTGATTTGTCATACTCGATAGTTGTGCCATCCGCAAAAACACGCTTAGGATTTTCACTATCACCAGCATTCGGAAAGGCGTCTTGAGATATCGCAAATGCAATCACACCTTGTGACAAATCACCTGATGGAGATAGCACTAAAACTTGCTCACCCTTGGTATAACCACCATTCCATGAACGATCTGCTCCAGCACGTGTTTTAGACCACTCTAAACCAGCAACCAACTCACCATCAAAATTTACTGTTGCAGTACCAGCAGCTAAATCAACGCTGTCTACACGGCCTATCTTTATAAGGTTTGCAAGGATGCGATCCATTTGTGCTAATGCATAACTCATGGCAGTATCTCCTGATAAGCACTTGAATGAGCGCTACCAATTTCAGGCGACCAACCAAACCATGCTGTAGGCGTCACACCTCCAGATTTCCAAATACTTTCACCAATATGAATAGGTATGGAAAAATCCACACGCCAAACATCGTAGCGATCTAGTCCGGGATAAAATGCATCTTCAGTCACATCCAAAAGAGTTAATGGACCTGTTTTTAATTCATGAAAATGTTTGTTTTTAAAAAGATATTGAGCGAGTTTTAAGGCAAGTGTTCTCACCTTTAATTTTGCAAAAGTTGGATTGTCTTGTTCTTTTTCCATTGCATCAATAACAACGCGCGCTTCAATGCGAGCAAACATAGGCAATTGCTCTGTACCCGCATCTTCTTCCAAATTCAATTCAAAGTCTGGAACCTCAAGCAACAATGCTGGTAAATTTTCTTTTTTTAATGGCGAGCGTTCATTTTCACTTCGATAAAATTCAATCAACTTAAAATCATCTTTAAATTGATCTGAAAGTTTTTTTACAATGTTCTCATGCATTGCAACGATGTCTGTGCCCTCTATCGCATCTGCCATTTCAATTCATGCTCCAAAACTTTAAAAAATTGCTCTTGGTACCCATTAGAAAAAGCCTGTCCATCTAAATACGAGTCTGCTTTTTCTTTAATTTCTAACGTTTGCTTTTCAAGTGGCAAACGTCCTTTTCCTTGTCTTTTAAAAACTTGACCTTTAGCAATAAAAGCACCGTCTCGCTTATGTTTGCCAGCAGTCACACCACGTTTAGTTTCACGTGCATTTAAATGAATCAGTGATATTTCGTTTAAGCCATACCAAAGATTGATTGTCCAACCTGTATTTGTTTTTTGAATCGTTGTCTTACGCATTCTTCTGCGTAAAACCTTCTGCATAACTTGAAGCTCTGCACTCAAACCTTTTACAGTTCTCGTTTGAATCCACTTGGCCATCTTATTTAAAGTACGGCTTAATGCAGCATTAACTTGTTTTTCCGTAGGCTCTAACTCAGCAATAATTGATTCAATGCCTTGAGCACTAATATCAAGAGAAATCATGCATTCACTTCAAGTTTAAGAATAGACATTCCAGTACCGTCTTGCTGTGGATATGTCATCACATGAAATTTGCGACCGTCGGGAAGTAACAAGTCATCACCACGCGCCACACCTTTCACATCACTTGATTTACATGTAAAGCGTGGCTGAGCATCGTCAACTTCATATTCGCCAAGCTGAGCATTTAGATATGGCTCATCAAATATGCCTGTTACCGGCTTATCATCAGACCCATCCGCAAACTGAATCGTTGCGGTAATAGCAAAGCCACCTACCGCATCAGTTTGCAGGAAAACGTCTAAATTTTCCCAACTCGGCGAAGTCATTATTCGTCTTCCGCAGCTGCTTGAATCGCCTCGATTAATGCATCCTTGGTAAGCGATGCATCAAGTTCAATTTCATATTCATGCAGTGCAAATTCAACCAATTGAGCTTTTGTCATTTTAGCCAAATCAATCTCTTCATCCCCCTCTTGGGTGGAGTCGGTTGCTTCAACCAATACGCCACGACCACGCGCCAATAAATCTTTTGCGAGATCTTGATCAACTTCAACTTCAGTACCCGCAACACGAATTTCACCATCAATTGCAACAGCGGAAGTTAAAGCGATAACTACAGTTAGTTTCTTAACCATTTTTATATGCCTATATAAAGTCTAAAGACAGGCTAGAAACCAGCATTAAGCTGGTTTCTTGCCATAGCAAATTGATGCAGTATTGCGAAGAATAAAGTCTACGTCTTGGAAGCCAACAATGCGCACGCCACCTTTGGCACTTGATGAATACGGATCGACAGTAATATCAAGACCACCCCAAAGTGCGATGATTAAATCAGCAAAGTTACCGAAGAACACATCACCATTGGCAATTTGATTGGTTACTTCTGTGCGGTAGCCGTTCATTGTATTGCCTGCTTCCCAGATTGTACTTTCTGTACCAGATCCAAAACGCGCTGTTGTTTTTGCATGACCGCGCATTGCTGCGTTAATCACATATGCCATACGGTCTGCTTCTGCATTATCAGATGCAATTTCAGACTCCATTTTCACCAATTCAGCAAAAGTAGGATTATCCGCAGCAAAATTCACGGCGTTAATGCCTGAAATGTTTTTTAGACCCAATGGCTGATTTGCAGACCCTGAACCATAATAAGCGGCATGGTCAATTTTCAATGCAATTGAACGATTTAAATCATTCCAAACCAAATCTTCTGCTGCTGGAGAGCTTTGCTGTAAAAGCTTACGTGTAATCTCAACACGGCCACCAACTGTTTTAGGAGATGCTTTTAATTGTGAAGTGGTAGGATTTGAAGCGCCAACCTCTTCATCTTCACCCAACCAATATGCTGTTGAGCCAGCAGTTTGTTTTGGAATATCAACATCGCCAACTAAACCACCCATCACATAACCAAGACCCATGATTGATGTACGGTTACGAAGCATGTCAATAAACATGTCTGCACGATGGTCTTCAGCAACAATGCTTGCGCCAGAGCTTGTAGTACCGCCTTTTTCAAACGCACGATTTAAAACATCGCTTGGCACTAAAATACCTTGTGCAGTACGGCCATACGCTTTTTCAGCTTCACGGCTACATTCCATTTCAAAAGCAGCAGCTTCTTTATCTGCTTGTGTTGCATTTGGAAGTAATGCACGAATTGCGCGGACCAAGCTAAAACGCTGAACTTCCGAATCAGACAAACCAAGGTTACTATCACGCGTTTGTTCGCGTAACGGTTTGCTTTGTTTTTTATGGGTTCGTTCTAAAATTGCAGCTTGCAAATCTGTTGCTGTTTTATTTTCATCAATAAATTGACGAACCAAGTCACCCGCACCAAAACGCTCACCTAAAGCAATAATATCGCTTACACGTTTGCGCTCTGCTTGCGCGCCTTGCTCTGCTGTATCATCAACAGCGCGAACCAATTCGATTGCACCAAAACGCTTGCCTTCTGCGTCTACTTGTTGACGTACTTGGTTGCCCTTTTCGTCAGTAAAATATTCCCAATTCATAATGTGTGTTCTCTGTTGATGAGGAATTTGAGTATTGTTTATTTTTTCATTTTGCAAATTCGCAGGTGTGTTTTCATTATTCACAATTGCAGAGCGCCCCACCCCTACTGTGATATCCGCAGGTACAGATACAAGTGAAATCTCATAAGGTTCCCAATCTGTAATGAGATAGACATCATTATCATCACGCGTTTCTTTTAACTTGGCACCGAGTACGCGATACCCCACAGATACATGCTTACGAATACCATCTTTAACATCTTGAAAAATCTCTTCTGCATGTGCTGAGCGCCCAAAACGAACTACCGCACGACCTTTACGATCTGCATCAATGCGCACAGATTCAACAACACCTACCTGATCATCAAAATCATGATTCAGCAACAAAGAACCACCAATAATGCGGTCCATACGCATAGCGCCAGCACTATGATCTAGTACCTCAAAACCAAACCAACGCTGAACCTCCACTTCACTTGAAAATGAAAGCTCTACAGTGCGTTTTTCTTCATCAATTGAAGCGCGCTCAAAAGTAAAAGAACGCGTTAATGCCTCCTTGTTAAATTCAGGCAACACAGTGTTTGAAGCATCACGTGTAAAATAGGTACCAGCCAAAGCCATCGCTAAATTGATACGGTTAATTTTCATTTACATACCTTCCTTTGGACGCCCAACCGCCCCTGTTTGTTTGCGCCCCATGCTGGCAAGCACCATTTCTTCTGCGGTTTCAGCAGAAAAACCTTGATTAATGTATTCGTCTTTCATTGTTTTTAAATCACGCGCGGATTCTGCCCACACAGTCTGCGGATCTTTACCTTGTTCGCGAATTACAGAGCCTGGTGAAGTCAGCATGTTATTTTTTGCTTTTTCAGCGGCTGCTACTTCGCTTGATGGATCGATCCACGTCCAACGACGTGCTTGCCAAGAAACCTTGCTTAATCGGTCAAGTTCCAAGGCTTGATATGAAGAACCATTTTTTTTCTTAATATGGCCTTTCAATAGCGAATATTTGAGCCATTCAAAAAATACAGGCTCAATCAACGTTTCAATTAGCCATTGTTGTAGTTCTTTCCAGTGCTCGCGCTCATCCAATGTGCCCTGACGAATACTTGAGAAGTTGACGTTTTCCAAGTCAGAGGCTAGGTTGTTATATAAAACCCCCATGCCTGCCGCCATCGATCTAAGCATTGCTTTATGAAATGGTAGAAATTCACCCGTTGGATAATTTGGCGACCACTCTTTAAGTTCAGCGCCTTCTGGCAACATCGGAAATTCACCAGCTTGCGATTCAATTTGAATCTCATCGTCTTCTTCAAATTTAGGACCGAAACCCTCACGCCACTGAATAAAACCCATTTTGTTGGCAGATACACGTGCATTCACAATAGCTGAGTCTTCAAACTCTGAAATTTGATGTAATCGGAATAAGCTTGTAGAAGTCCAAGGCAAGCCACGCTTTTGCCCAACCATGTCTTCTAAAAATCCATGAATTACATCAGAAGCTTCTACACGAGTATAATTATTGGTTGCTGTTCGATAGTAAACATCATCACCATCTGTAGCACTGAAGTAATACGCGATTGGCTTGCCGTAAGTATTAAACTCAATGCCTTGGCGAATAAATCTGCCATTTTTCAACTTAGCGTTGTAATCAATTGGACAACGTTGTGCATCAATCAGCTGTAAAGAAAACCCCCATGGCCCAGCGTCACCACCACGAACGATCCGTGCAAAAAATTCACCATCCTTGGCAGCCGAAACCACACAAGTACGCTGAATAGAGCGCCATGTTTTCTTTGATTGAATATCGCAATTTTCTTTTTTCGACCACTCAGACCAAGCAAACTCAAGTGCATCATTGGCTTGGGCGTCAAGTTTACCTGCGGAGTTTTTAACTTGTGCTTGAAGCGTCACACCAGTAGGGCCAACAATATTTTGGTGCACCATGCGAACATAGTTTTTCGCATAGTCATTGTTTGAGCATTGCTCACGACTACGTGCCACTAGAATTCTTTGATTTCGCTCAACAACAACATCAGCACTGATTGGCATAGATGGCCATTTGCTATTTAAGCGACTTGAAACAGCGGCTTTAAAAGAGCGAACCATATTTCGATATAGTTTTTTTGGCTTATGCACAGTTACGTCATTCAATTCTGTAACGTGTGGAGTTCTGATTTGGTCTTCTTTCTTTATTAATCCAAACATGGCTTACCCCAAACGCACACGTAATGTTTTACCGAACATGCTTTTGCCGGATAGCTTTGCTTCTTCACGGCTCACTTCTGCTCGATACTGATCACGTAGTTTCTTTAAAGTTTCTAGTGGTGTTCGATATAATTCACGGTTGTTAATTCTGTATCGTTCTTGGTCAAGAGATGCACGCCCTTCAATAGTTGCCTCAATTGCATCTAATGTTTTACGTGCATGACTTCTTAAATCTTGGCTTGTAGATATCGCTGCCAAGTCTGCTTTAATCTCAACAGCGCCAGCTTCAAGCTCGTCCACCTCACCTGTTTCAGTATGAATTGCTCGAAGTGAATAGCCGTAATGCCCCGCTTTGTATTCTTTAGTAACCGAAGCTGAAATATTGAAAATATGCATATTGCCCTGTGGCTCTGCCTGCATATCAATTGCATGAGCACCACGTAAATAGGCGTGAATTGTCCAATCGGAGGCAGGGTAAGCGGTCAAATTCAAACTAAATTTAAACGTAGTACCTGCTTTGATTTGGTTTGGAAATTGCTGACCACTCATGTATTTTTAACCAAAAATGCGTGTTTTCTTGGTCTTATCATTATTTTTTAGGCGTTTTTTTTCATTATTCACAATTGCAAAAAAAGCACCCTTTCGGATGCTTGTAAAAATTTAAACTTCTTCTTGAACTTCCGAGAGCCCCAATTCACTCAATGCGGCCTGCCAATTCTCTTGAGCATCGCCATCTAAGACCAATCGCTCGTACAAGTGACCGAGTGCAGGTGCTAACTCAGCAGGCACTACCTGTTGTCGCAATTCATCATCAGAGAACATTGCATAATCTTCAGGCTTCCACCAAGAATGACAGCCCCAAAATACTGCACCGTTGCTGTCAATTAACTTTACAGATAGATTATTTTCACCACAGTCGTAAAGCTCTGCGATTTGATTGATAGCGTCTTTGTGGGCATCGGGGATGATGTTTACGACTGATAGATTAAATTTCATACACCAGCCCTTTTGTTGAATTCAGCCGCAATAGCTGATGTTTCGCTAGGAGTTAAAGCTCTGTTAATCACAATCAGTCCACAATGGTCTTTATTGTCCTCGTAGGTCGCTGGGATTGTTTGACCTGTCAGAATTTGAGCACCAACATTCGGGACAGCGCGAATCACCGTGCAGCCTGTTAATTGTGCAGGTAAGTTTGTAATAAGTTTGTCGTCTACAGTGTCATAATCAATCCGTTGCGGTGATGCAGCAAGTAAGGGCCTCATTGATGATGTGGTTTGGTATGCGTGGTTGCCTGCTAGCTCTTTAATTGATAATGAGTCAATTGTGAATGATTGCCCGATAGCTGTTGAAGTTTTGTATATATTCAACGGCCCAGTATTACTTACAATAAATATTGCTTCTATAGTACCCGACAAGGTCGAGGGTAAGGTTAATGCAGGAGTACCAACCCCGCCACATTGCAAAATGATGTTTGTAAGCTGTGTATTTCCAGACCACGACATCTTAACTTTGTATCTTTTCCCTGCTTGAGCAAAGTTGGCTTTTGATGCACCATAAATCCCACTCGCTGCTGTTGATGTAGCTGTAAGCGGTGGCAATGTTGATGATAATATGCTGTTTAATGGTGATAATGCAGTTAGTAGTTCAGCACCCAACACCAACCCTTTACTCTTGTCTAATATCAACCCCACAGGCTGCCCTGCAGCAGTAACAGGCACAGTCCCCGCAGCATCCTGAAACATCGTAGATAGATCATTCGGGTCGTAAGCAAAACCTTGTTCACCGTTTGAGAATAGTTTGCGAATTAGTGAGTGTATGGTTTCATTAACAAAAATGGCAGCTTTACCAGTTTTAGGCTCAATAGCTGCTCTTGAATTGACGATAGCCATAATTAACCTCGTCTTAATAAAACATCACCACCAACAACCTTGATGTAATGCCAGCTTTGCTGTAATACAGATGAATCATTAATAGCCAAATCTACAATCTTGGCCCAGTTGACTTGATCGTGACTCCCATACACAGCACTCGCTGTTGCTGTTGATTGATATGTATATAGAGATGACAAGCCTTTTATTTTGTAAATTTGACCATTTTTAAGAGTAGCTAGCTCAGCTGGAGAGATTTCAGTAACCATTTTATTTACTCAAATATAAAATTTGAATGTAGTCAAAGCTAACTTTGAAATCATTATTCAGTTTTGTTGTTGGTATTTAGGACGGCTTCTTATTTCCAAATATTCGTTTTTTCTTAACCACAGCACTCTTGATAACTGGCATGACTATTTTTGCTTGTGGCTTTTTAACAGCCTTACGTTTAACAACAGTTTTAGGCTTAGATTCGGTATTCTCTTTATTTTCAATCACAGGTTGATCTGGCACATCTATTGATACACGCTCAGCTACACGCTTTAAATTCGGCTGCATAATTTTTAAAGCAGCCAAAGCATATACACGACAATCCAGTGCTTCATTTCGTGCTCGATCTGGCTTATGCCATTCACGTATTGGCTGTCCTTTGACATAGCGGATAATCAATTTTTCAGCCGTTAATTGTCTATACCACTCACTTTCTCGGTCATGTGGAAAATGACAATATCCCGGTCCTTTCTTTTCTAAATCCAAACGGCGCATGACAGTGAGTTTGGCTTCATCAACCCCCACAATGAATAAATCAACTTTACGCTTATCTTTACCCGATTGCTTACGCTGTGGACTTTGCACAATCGGCATACCCCAACCGGCACGCCCTTTAATTGCAAATAATTTTCTATTTCTACGACTTTTTACATATTCATAGGCACGCTGTGTATAACCAGCCGTACCACCTGTATCTAAACATGCAGCCGAAACACTCAGTTGTGCACCTGATTCATGCAGATACGTAGCTTCAAGAATGTCGTCTAATTCTTCCCAGATTTCATCACCCAGCGGATCACCCCACAGCACACGGTAATCAATAGACCAACTTTCTTCACCTACACCCCAAGCGACAACCTCAAGTTCTAAACGATCCATCTGCATGTCGATACCACAAGTTAGATAGACACCTGCGTTCGGCACACGTGCGACATATTCCTCAGCACGCAATTGAAGTATTTCAGGATCTGCCTTATCTCCATTTTCCTCATAAGTTTCACCCAGTGACACGTTTACAAATACCTGTAAATCATCAAGTGCCAATTTATCCAAATAGGATTGCACGATGTCACGCATCTTACGGAATGTAGAAAGCATCTCTGGTGCGTGAAAGCTAATATGCCCCTTAAAAGGCTTTTCGGCTTTCCAACCATGACCAAGTTTTTCAGCATTGCGAATCGATGCAATGCGCTCACCATCAGACCACACTACACCACAGCATTCACAGCGATAACCCGCTGTTTCAACATCATGTTCTTGATCCAAATCCTCTTTTGCATCTTGAATATTTGTAGATTTTCGACCCTGCCAAGTGACGTTTTCCCACCTTAAAAATTGCGCTTCATTGCAATGTGGACAAGGTACATAATACCGGCGCATATCACCTTGCTTAAACGCATTTTCAACACGGCTTGCACCTGCAATAGTGGGTGTGCTTGATTCAGTTCTTAATGCTTGGTCGCCAAATGTTGCAGAACGCTGAGCAAGTAATTCAATTGGATCACCTTCTGCCGTTGCCTCCATGCCGTCAATTTCATCGGCATGCGTAATTGGTGCAGAACGTGAGCGCAATGTCTTTGGAGAACCTGCCCATGAAAACATCAACCACCCGCCAACATAAGAAATCATGCGACTGTTATTCACACCATCACGGCTACGAGGCTTGGCCATCTTTTGTGAAATAGACTTGTTCGCTTCAATCATTGGGCGAAGCTTAGTTTCTAGAAAAGTTTGCACATCGCCTTGTGTTGGCTGTACAAATATTTGCGATTTAGGCTCATGAGCAATGAAATAACCTGTCGCACATTGCTGAATAGTAGTTTTACCAAGCTGTGCGCCTGTCATGTAGGTGATACGACGAACACCATATTCTTTAATGGCGTCAATCATCCCTCTTTGATAAGGTGCGTTATCAAAATTAATAGGACCCGGTATCGCATTACCCACAGGGATTTTAATATTTTTTTCTGCCCACTTGCTTGGCAAAATATCTGGCGGCGGTACCAGATGATGCATTGAGCGTTTTACAGCATCTAAAACAGATCCGTAATTACTAAATATAGAAAGGTCACTCAATCTCATCCTCCTCCAGCTCTTCTTCAGCTGAAGTTTCAAGCGCCAAGACCAATTCAGCTTTTAATTTCTCTTTAAAAGCTCTTTCATCCGTTTCACCAAGAAGTTGCAAAACAGCACGTTGAGGCACGTTCATAATATTTGCACGTATAGCAGCAAATACCATTGCTTGAGCACGTTCAAACTCTGCAATTAATGCAACCTCACCTTTTCTCTCAGCCAACTCTAATTCAGTAAGCTCTGTTTTTGCTTTTTGCTCACGCAATTTTAATTCTTCAAGGTCATCTGGAATGCCGCCTGTTGCTTCTTCAACGTCACGATCTCTTAACCATGTTGAAACACTAGCAGTATTAAATTTCCATTCCTGACCACGACCACCTTTTGAAATATACGGACAACCTTGACGCACCCAATTATCAATAGTTGGCAATGACACACCAAATATGTCAGCCAAGCCCTGCCTTGTAACCTCTTGACCTTTGATAATTGCCGACATGGAATCCCTATTTTACTTCAATTTTGAAAATTATCTTTTAACTACAATTGTTTATAAGAAACTAGACATAAACATAAACTACGGTTTTGAAATTCACGCAGATATGAAAACCTGCGAGGTCTTTGCCCCCGCTTGGGGTGCCCCTCTGGAAGTACCTTGGGAAACTATTTTTTCTTTGGAATCAGTTGTTTCGGTCTGACCGTTGCAAAGCTCTCTGTCTTGCTTGATGAGAGCTTGAGCACTCTTGAGTTGCTCTGCTACGGCGTCTGCTCTTGCGGCATACCGAATAAGAAACTCGACATCTCTGTCGTGAAGTCCGCCTGTTGTGGTTGCATGATTGCCGCTGGTGCTGTTGGCAGTGCTGGACACATCGGGACATTGCTTGGCTTTAAGTGAGTCGCGCAACCTGAGATTGTTAGCGTGATACTCATTAATAAGAGTTGTTTCATTGTGCTGTAATTCCTTAATCTTTTCAAGGTACTTAGTCTCAAGTTGCTCTTGTTTTTTGTAACTCTTACGCTCTCTTTCGAGTGCTTGATCCGATTCAGCTTTTAGTTCTCGAATCATGCTTTCGTAATTGTCTATTTGCTGTGTGCGTGCCTGTGTATAACCATAGTCATAACAGCACCAACCAATGAAAATACTGGTCAGTAAGAAGCCAAGAGCAACAATGAGTTTAATATTCATTAGAACCCCGACTTAAATTGCCATACGCCTGTACGCATTTGTTCTGACATTCGTTTTGCGCGTGCTGGTGTTTGCTTCGCCCATAATGAACTCAACATACCTTTCGCAGCATCCGAATAACGACCAGACTGAATCATGGCCAATGTGTTTTTAAAACCTAATAATCCATCCACACCCATCTGAAATGCCATATTTACCAACACTCCACGGCGCGCTTCGTCGAGTGTCTTCCACCACGAAATACGCTTGTCTAGCTGTTCAATAATCTTGTCGATATCGTTGTTCAGCAAATAAGCAGATTCTTCTTTAGTGATGCCCCCGCCTTTGCGTTTATCTATTAAGCGACCAACACCAATCGTTGAGTAACCCAAATGATCTTTGTACTCTGTAAGCACTTCGCTCTCTTCACCACGTAACGAACGAATCAGATTTTCTTTCATTTTTTACCACCCCGCTTAAACCAGTTTTTCATCATTTCTATGAAAAATGATGTAAATCCGACCTGCTTATATGCGCCCGATTTAATCCAAGCGAAGAACTCTTGTAAGACCAACCCACCAAGCGCTCCAGTCAAAAAGCCAATACCACCCGCATGACTCGGTGCAAGCGCCGCGTAATGCATAATGAGTAAAGTGAGGTAATGTGCCGTAAATGCACCCGACAGTAAAAACACGGCGTAGTCTTTTGGTGTTTTAAGCTGCTCTTTGTTATATCGAGTTGCCACAACCGCCCCCACTAAACCTGCAATCCAATACTGCATTACACTTATAGAGTCACTTATGAATTTAAGTACAGCGACCCACCATTCGTTTCCACCCATTGCACAAATGCCCGCGATAATTTTTTTTATTGTTTAGTATCACAATGGAGTTTTCATTATTCACAATTTAAAAGTCACCTGCTGGTTACTTAATTCCGCCTCATAGATTCTTGATACAATTCGTTCAGTCACATTAAAAATATTTGCAAGCTCTTGAATACCAAAGCCATACTTCATCATTTGGCGGATACCGTTGTCTCGTGTTTTCAAAATGAGTTGTTTACACTGAGCCAACACAAGTAACTCTCCACCAAATTCTTTGGAAAGTTTTTCTGCATCTGGATAACCAAGAGTTTTTACAAGGAAATGATTCATTTCGAGCCTTTTCAGCGTTGGCACATAAAGAAATAATTGCCCCTGTCCTGCACGTTTTTCTGTTTTGTATCGTGGACATTGACTGACAAGATAAAGCGCATTTTGTCGACCAATGACCTCAGCAATACTTCTTAAATCCCCACCCAAATCATCAATGCGTTCCATATCAGTCCTTTTTTAGTGTCTAGCTATACGGCGGAATACCAGCATTGCTGCATCACGACCATGCTCGTTTGTACGACCTACCCAACCTGTTCTTTTTTTAAATACATCTGCTTTAGTTTTTGTGGCATTTGCTTTTGGATGAATCATGATGTAATTCAGTTCTTGCTCTTTACACCAATCTTCCCAAATTTGTGCATCACGCTTTACAGACCCTACGCCTTGGGCTTTTTCTCGACCACCTGTAAACCATGTTCGTAACCTTGCATCTTCGATAAATAGCTTAATGCCATCTTTCCCGTGTTCATCCACTAAAGCCTCAATTTCAGCCATAGCCTGGGTGATTGTTAAACACGTTACTTTTTCCAATTCCCCACCGTGACCACGATCAATGGCCACGGCGAAACCTGTTTTGACTCCTGTATCAATTCCAACAAGGACTTTCATTATTTCCCCTGCATGATAGCAATCAGACGGCGCTGAATATGGTCCACAGCTCTGGCATAGCCTTGATCATGCATTTCTGCATTGCGCTTCCATGCATCCCAGTGCTCGTCATATTCCTTTTCCAGCTCATTGATCAGGCGCTGGATCTTGAATATGCGGTTTTTGTTTACTGTGTCCTGGTCTTTTATTTTGTAGCCACCGCGTTTGGCATTCTTTTTCTGCTTCTGATGGTTCATGTATTCCGATGCAGTCATGATCATTTGCTTTTACCCCACTTCACGCATCTTTGCTGCTAACTCTGGTGGACACGGCACGCCTTTACGCTCGCGTTCAACTTTGTCTTCATTGAAACCAATGGCTTTTGGCGCTTCCCACATCTCCTGCTTACGGCCTGCCTGTTTCGCTTTGCTCAAGTAATCCTGATAAATATCCCTGAAAGCGAAATGCGCTGATTTTTGCCCTTCGATGTTCAGGATATGACGAACTTCATCCAGTGCTGCTTTTGCCAGCTTTGTAATTGGCTTGGATGGATCTGCTTCAAAGTTCATGGCTTTGGCCCATGCCTGTTCTGCTGTCCACCAATCACCGGCCTGCTCACACCAGCTGCGGAACTCAGGAAGTGACGGACACCATTTTTCAGTGTTCATGCGATCAAGGCCACGGCGCAATTCTTTGGGTGTTAAACCATTCAGCACAGTGCATGCGATACGCTGAAGCTCATCCGACTGAAAGTGACCGTATTTCTTATCGAAGTCAGTGCCGTATAAATCCTGAATGCGACCAAGTACCTGATCAGCAACCTCAACCGGGAAATTCACAGCAAACGCTTGTTGGAATAATTGAATATTGCTCATGACCTACCCCACATCACGCATGTTTGGTTGTTCAGGTGCAGATCCACGACCATAGCGGTGGCGCTGTACTGGCTGAGCCTGCTGGGCTTGTTGTACTTGGTTTGATTGACGAGGCTCAAATACGCCCTGGTAATTACCAATGATCGAGTTTTCAAGAGACAGATTTGCCTGATCACCAAAACCAGCCAGTTTTTTCAGGATTAGTTTTGCTGCGTTTTCAGAAAGTGGTTTTTTCTTGCTTTCGCGCATTTCAACAAACTGGATCCACAAATCACGATTTACCTGAACTGGTAATTCCATCGTCTTGAGATCAGTTGAATTTGATTCCTGATTTTCAGAAACGCTCGGGTCTTTTTTATTTATTTTTTTATTCTTTGTAGAGTTGTTTTTGATAGTGTTACTTTGTGTGTAAAAATTTTTTACTAGCAGCGGTAAAATATTTTTACTAGCGTAGTTAAATTTTTTTACTAGCACTGGTAAAACTTTTTTACTGGCAGAAGCGCCGTTTTCATCTGGTAAATTTTCTTTACTAGGGAAATTTATAACCTGCCCAACGCTAGTTTCTTCACCCAGTTTGTAGGTATTTCCATGGATGGTGCTTGGCAATTCGATTAGTAAGCCAAACTTAACCAATTCATTTTTCGCCTTGATCACGGTTGGGCGGCTTTTACCGGTAATCAACTCAAGCTGAGACAATGAGATAGAGTCCATCTCTTTGTTCCATCCACGCGTTTTGCGGCAGATCACCAGATACAATTTGCAGGCAGCATCTGAAATTTTACTTAATACTTCATCAACAAATGCATTAGGCACCTGGAAGGAATTAGGAACAAACTTACTCATGCGATTAGCCCTACCTTCTTCGCCAGTGCTGTTAAGCGAGTTAATCCAAACGCCGTGATGCGTGCCTGGGTAAATACCTTATCCCCATCATCACAGGCCACGACTTTTGACACCTTGTTGATCATGACTTTCTGATCCACACGATGGGCATAAGCACATAAACGGCGATGACGGCTGTTTTCGCGGTAACACCAGTTTTTTGCAAGGAGCAGGTCAATCAATTTGCTTTCCTGCACACCAATGGTTTTGGCAGATTCACGGATTGAATAGGTATTAGTGGTATCAGCAATAACATCCAGTGCTTGTGCCTTGGGTTCCAGCTTTTCGACTTTGTGCTCCAGCTCAATCACTTTCTCGGTATAACCAAGTAATGCACGGCGTAAAAACTCTGGATTGTTTAAATCCACAATTGGTTGAGCTGCTTGTTTCTCTAACTCATCCCAGCGATCAATAATTTTTGCTCTTAGTTCGATGTTATAACCAGAGACTAAAATAAGAGTTTCACGTTTCGGCAAGTTAAAGCATGGGTATTCATTGCCTTGCTCGGTTTTGTACGTTCCTGAAAATTTAGGAGCGTCAATTTTTAGCTCAAACATCATCTTTCTAATGTCAGCCATAACATTGTCATGACGCTTTCCAGTCAAATCCGCAATCTCTCGACTGCTCATTGTCTGGCACATAGCTTGTGGTATACTTATTGGCATGTTCATTTGATTTCCTTTTTGGTTATCAACGTTAAAAGCCTGATCTCGACCATCAGGCTTTTTCTGTTTGAAGTGCTGATAAATATTTAGCGCACTCTGTCTTCATCGCTTGGCGCAATGCACGAACATGTGCCTCTAGTTCTTCTAAGATGTGATCTGTCTCTTCCAGTTCTGACGGCGTTACAACACCATCGCGCATGGCTTCATGCACTTGCTGATTAATCTGACCAACATTGATATTTGTACCAAGCAGAGATTCAAGAACAGTAAGGTGATGTTCTTTCCCATCAGCATTGCTAACTGGAACCAACATCAAGCCCAACATGTGTGCCCAAACTTTTAAATTGGCAGGGTTTTGCGTATAGACCAACGCAGCTTCAAATGCCTTTAGGCTTGGCAAATGCTGGTCCATATTTGGATTGCCATAATTCAATACAGTCTTATGTGACACACCCAATACATCAGCCACATCTTTAGGCGTTACACCTGTGGATTGGTGAAACATCTTATGAAGTGCATTCTTCGTTTCTTTACTAACATCCATATGTGAATCCTTTTGATTTTTCACGTTTCTTTAAAACATTGACCGAAACATAATTGGGTTATGAAATTAATTCGGTTTAATGGAGCGCAAATAAGCCCAATTGATATCTGGACGCAATTGTTCGGCTAAAACTTGGTTGTTGGTGAATTCTTGGATTTGCTCACAACGATCTTTAGGAATTTTTGAAAAGTTCCATTTGCTTAGTGCCCAAGGTGTAATTCCAATGCCACGTGCTAAGGCCGTTTGCGACCCAGCGATTTGCACAGCTTTCTCAAAAGCTTCTAATGGGGAAATCATAATTATGCCAAATTCACTACTTAAAGTAGAAGACAATATACTACCAAAAATAGAATTGGTGCAACCTAAAATACGAGATAAAATTCTACCTACAGTAGAAAATAGGACGCCCTTAATGTCTGAGCCGAAATACCTTGATTTTTCATTAAGGCTTAAAGAGTTAATGGACAGAGATGGATCTGAAATTAAAACAGTTAATCAACTGAAAGATGCTATTGGCGTCACTTATGAAATGGCACGGCGCTATACACTTGGCACCGCAAAGCCACGTGAAGAAAAGTTAAAAGTTTTGGCTGATTGCTTTCGTGTTGATATCAGTTATTTGGATCACGGCATAAAGTTTGATAACAATGTTGATCTTTCCAAGCCAATCAACCTCGAAGGCCGACCAGTACCAGTAATTTCATGGGTAGCTGCTGGATCATTCTCATCTATTGAAACTGTACTGCGTGATGCTGAAGTAGATGAATTTCTGCCACCAATTAAAGAATGTGGAAAGCATGGCTACGGCCTTGTTGTGACAGGCTATTCAATGTCACCAAAGTTTGAACCTGAAGACCGTATTTATGTGAATCCTGATTTTCAAGTAAGTGACTTAAAAACTGGTGATCTTGTCATCGTTGCTTGCCTTGGAGACACAGAAGCGACTTTCAAACAATTGGTTATTGAAGGCTCTACCATGTACCTACAGCCTTTAAATCCGAAATGGGATGAAAAGGTAATTAAGCTTTCTGAGGGTTGCCGCTTGGTTGGAAAAGTTGTTGGTTTATATAGAAAAATTTAAAATTGCGAACCCGACGCAGCTCCTTAGAACAGATCGGGTGGAGGAAATTATGGGTACTATTGTAAAAGAAAAAGTCGTGCATTATAAGAAGGTGGACTTCCTAAAGGGAGCGAATCTAGGACAGCTATTAAAAGCTCAACTACTTGAAAAAGACTCTTTTTTCCACAAGGCTGCCAATAGGCAGCAATTTATTTCCGCGACTAAAGATGATTTTATTCTTATAAATCATGCAAGCTCACATCAAAGTATGTTTTTTGGTGAATTAATTATAGTTGAGTCTGGCAAAGCCCAGGCTGTACTCAGGATCGAGGGGGATGATGCTTCAGAATTTTCAATTAAGACGTATTTAACAGAGGATCTTCCTGATGATGAGGAAGATGAAACCATTGGAGAAACCGTAAGAAAAGAGTTCATTGATAGCGTTCTTTATTTTGGTGTAATAGATAATCATGTAGCTATTATCCAATCGAGGTCGCTAACAGCGCGTACACTGGAATCTTATTTAGGATGGTTACTTGGCGAAGCTGCTAAAGTCTTACCTCAAAACAGCGCCCTTATTTTGAAGGATTCTCCTAATCCCGCAGTAAAGCAAAAGCTTGAGTCAACTCCAGCAAAATCAATAGCAATTTCTTCAGGTATTGGCTCTTGCGAAATGCAACCCATACACAATATTGAACAAAATCTACCAGCCAAAATAGATTATAAAATCGAAGATAATGTTGTAGATGTACTTAAAACTGCCTTTGGTGTGGATTTAGATAAATTAAAGCTGGAGGATAGTCTTGATGATGCAAATCTTAAGCTTAAATTAACACTCACATACAATCGACGAACCTCCAAGAGTGGTCAGAAGGTTATTGACTCTGTAGCTTCATCTATGCGTCACAACGATGACTATGTAATCACACTCGAGGATGGGACCAGAGTTACAGCTGATAACTTAAAAATGAGTGGAAAAATCCCAGTTGAAACAATCAATGATAAAATTTATAACGAAGGATTAAAGGTTCAGATGTATAATTGGATGACTACCAATATCAACTTTGGTGATTAATATGGCTAAACGCTACTTGCCTTTTTATAACAATGCTAGATTTATATCTCTGGTGTTAGTAGCCCTTTTTGCCATTTTTTCTATCACATTCAATTATTTAGACCTAAATATCACTATAAGTATTGCGCAATTCTCTTTTGTGCTAGTGCTGCCTTTAAGTCAAATTTTCTTAGCTTACAAGGCTATGTTGGATGCCATGAAACTTGATGGATTAAATCAAAGTGAACGAGACCGGCTAACATCGACTATTGATATTCGAAGGAAATCCTCCCTATATGTCGCTATACTTTTTATTTTTATAGTCTTTGGTATGTATATATCTAACTCTATAGGTATTTTATCTGATAAATTTTTATTATCCTTAATACTTTCGGTTGGTTTGACCTCCATATTAAGTTGCTTTTTAGCATGGAGTGACTTACATGAGATATCCGTATTAGAGAAAGACCTGAAAAGCCGTAAAGAATCTAGAGAAGCCAAAGCTAAGGTTTTAAGCAATAAATAACCATGGTAAATGTCTCATCCAACCCATCCCTGCGATGGGTTTTCTTTTGCTTATTAAATCATATTTACAACTTTAGGTAGTAAATATTTTCTACTATCTATTGACATTAATTCTACTTAAAGTAGTATTTAAATCACAGACAATAACCCAACTGTGAGAAACCACATGTCTAATAACAAACAAACCGATGCACCTCAATTCATTGCCGATCTATCAGGCGGCAACTTCGCTCAGCAACTTGGTATCGCTATTTCAGAGGTAGCTCAAGGCGTTGTAGCAAACGGCAAAAAAGGCAAAGTCCAAGTGACTATTGATGTTTCGCGTATTGGTGAATCTAACCAGGTGAATATCTCTCATACCCTTGCCTATGTCGAACCAACCGCAAAAGGCAAACGCTCAGAAGACACCACTTCTGAAACCCCTATGTATTTAAACAATGATGGCAGCGTCACTATCTTTGCCAACCACACAAAGCAATTGTTTGAACAATTCGATAAAGCTTAATCAACAACTTAAACCCTTTTAATTTTTCAACCACCAATAGGAAAGTTCCAAATGGAAAACACAGAAGCAAAAGCAATCGCAACCCTTGGCAACCCAGCTACATCTTTAACTCGCGGCGGTTTAATTGCACTAAATAACGACTACACCGTTAATGATTTGGAAGAATTTCAAAACGGTCGCAATCGTGCACGTGGTTTACTTAAAACTCCGTCTTTTGAAGATTTTAAAAGTTACGTATTAAATTGCGCCCCTACTTTGGCTGAAGATGAAAGTTTAAAAGTTCAATTCCTAGCACCAGTATTCGTTGATCATAAAAATGTGTCAGCAACTGCAATTTTAAACTTTGTAGAAAATGGATTCTCACAAGGCCACTGCGACCATAAAGCCCTATTACAACTTGAACCTACTGTTGTTTGGTCAAAGCTAAACGCCCTTAAGGATCGAAAATTATCTCAGCGTGATTTTGCTATTTTCTTAGAAGACTGGGTAAGCGTATTAGAAATTACCGATGCTGACGGCAATGTGATTGGTGGTGCTCAGGCATTAGCAGCAGTCCGTAATATGAAAATTGATTCGACGGTCAGTTCTGATCATTCTGTTGGTAATTTATCTGAAAGCCGTTCTCGCTTTGAACAAGTTGAAGCGCGCTCTAAAGAAGACTTCACGCCTGCTTATTTCAAGATCCGTAACTCTGCTTATTTTGGCTTAGATGAGCGCCTGATTGTTCTTCGTCTCATTGTTAATACAAACGAAGATAAACCAACCTTCTCAATTCAAATCGTAAAAGAAGAACTGTTGCTGGACGAAATCATCCAAGACTTCAAAGCAAAAGTTATTGAATTGCTTCCTAAAAACCCTGTGCGTATCGGCACATTCGCAGCTTAATTTTAGACATTAAAAAAAGCCCTGATTACCTTCCTTAGTGATCAGGGTCTAATTTAAAAACTTACTGGAGCGACTAAATGGAAATCCAAAACCTACGCCTACAACTTCTCCACATCGCTGATGGTGACATCAAAGCTGCTAAAGAAATGGAAAGTTATGTTTTAGGCGAAATTGTGGGGACAAATGAAAAAACTGTAAATGGCGAACCTGATGCTGGATTTGGCGAAGAGTGTGGCTGCCTTATTTGCCAGTTGCGCAAAGCTGTTGAAGAAGGCAATGCCAAGTTTGAAAAAATTCGCGCATAAAAAAAGCCCTGATTACTTTGGACGGCGATCAGGGCGATTTGTAAACACTTGCAAGCTTACGGGGAAAATTATGAATCAATCAGTTTCACATAGCAACACACCAGAGTTTGACGTGGTCGAAAGTCAAACGACAGCGATTCTTTATCGAGAACCAACACAGGAAGAAATGTATTCAAAGCCTGTGAGCCTTTTCCGCAATTTGTGTGCTGGGCTTGTTGTCTTCATTTCATTGGCTTCAATGGTCTATATCGCTGTAGTGGCAGATGACAATGTGGCTGTTCAACAGATGCAAAAGGCTGAAGGTGGTGGAAAGTCATGAACTACCTAAACACCCCTATTGAACCTGAAGGTGGAAAAACTATTCACCTTCAATTGGCTGGACCATTTGAAACATGGTTATTGAACGACGGATATCAGGCGAAATTCATTAAACACATTCCCCTTGTCCGTTATTCAAAAGCTGGAAAGCAAACTTTAGAAGTTAATGGCATTGGCATCATGAACGCAGCAGCTCAAAAACGTTACAGCGTATTCCTAAAACAATACTTAAGACTTGGAAAGCCAATGATCGATGTATTACGTGGTCAACATCCAAGCTTTTTAAAGGTTGCAGCATGATCGAATACTGCAAAATTTGTCAGAAATTCACAGTACGCCACGGCGTTTACTGCATAGTGTGTGGGCTTAAGTAGTTGTTCTATTTCCCTACTTTAATAACAAAGTAGGCTCAAAATTCGATGCAATTTACTATTTAAATAGATTATTGGTGAAGATATGAATAGCAAAGAACTAAAAATTAATGACATTGATGTGAGTTTAGCGCCGAGCGCCATAGCGCAAGATATTTTCACGAAAGCGGTTTCTCCAGTAATGGGCATTCTTAAAAAAGAAGGCAGCGATTCCGTAAAAGAGTTTTCATTTTGTGCAATGTGGTTAGCCATGGGCTTATATGTAAATAACTTAAGCACCAAAGATGCTGAAAAAGCTCTAAACCATGCAACGGCCAACATAATCATCCAATTAAAGAAATTGCGGGGTGAGGTTTGATGGAATCAAATCAATTAAAAACTTTAAACGTTGACTGGCTTGGTCACTGCCCTACATGTGAACGCGAACAACATACAGTTTCAACATCTGAAGGCAACAAAGACTACCTATATGAAGATGACACAGTGAAATGCTGGTGCGGTCAAACTGGTGTGATTGAAACTGATGGTGAAGGCCATGCTTGGTGTAATTGGGATGAGAAAGCAGCTACTGAGTGGGATAATTTTAATCTTTATTATCGTCAAAAGTTTCCTAAATATTGGGATTTGCTTCCAAAGGCAAACCATCAAGCCTGCCAACATCATGAAGAATTATTCAATACATGGCTCGCAGCCAAATCCCAAGCGGTGCAGAATCTACACTATGAAATATTGGTTAAATCAATCATCGAGCACGTGGACTCGCATATAGCAGCAAATCATGGTGAAAATGATTTATTTGATAGAGGTTGGAATGCAGCAATGCGATGTGTTCGAAACAACATAGACATGATCGAAGCAGCACAGGAGAAAGGTCATGACCAATAGTAATTTTTCAAATTATGTAACAGGTGGTGCTTTTCAATTGTCCCTGAGCCGCCGCCAAATTGATGCATTGTCATTTGCAAAACGTATGGGTGAAATCTGGGTTGCTGATGGATTTGTTGGCTACCATGCGGAAAATGTATTAATCCGCAAAGGCCTGCTAGAGCCAACTTCACGTAAAGATGACAACCACTGGAAATACTTCAAAATTTCAGAAGAAGGTGAACTAGTTTATCAACTTTTAGAAAGGGCTGGACTTATTGTTAAAACTCCAGAACCGGAATTAATACCACCACCTGAAGTAGATTTTAAAGTTGATTTGAAAGAGAAACAGGAGCTGACCTGAAATGACGAATAATATTCAGCGTATCAAGCTTGGTGTGTTTTCTAAACGATATTGGCAAGATGAAGAATCACGTCCATGCCGTGAAACCCTAATCAGTCATATCAAACGTGGCTGGTTAAGTGGCAAGAAAATTGGCACGCATTGGTACGTTGAATGCACGTCTTGGGGTGCACCTCTATTTTATACAACTGAAGTTCCCAAGGTGGAATTAAAAACACCACCGAAGACCGGGAACTCTATTGCTGACCGAATTTTAGCGGAGATTTAATATGGCTCCACGTGGTCGTACAAAGGGCAATCTCGATTTGCCTCCGCATGTTGAAGTTGATAACCGAGCAAACGGCGTTACCTATTACCGCTATTTGTTGCCGAATGGGCAAAGAAAGTCATTAGGTAAAGATAAAACCGAAGCGGTTAAAGCTGCCCAAGCGTTAAATGCTGTACTCGAACGCAACCCGGATATTGTTTCCAAAATCCTAATGTCAGTAGAGAAAGCACAAAAACAATCGAGCATCCCGACATTTGCCCAGGCGCTGGCTGAATATGAAAAGATCCATCTGCCCAAAAAGAAATATGCCAAAAACACTTTGGAAATTATCACGGCGAATATCTGCAAATACCACGAAATGTGGGACGCATATTATTGTGAAGATATTTCTCTATTGATGATTTCTGAGTTTTTAAAACAGCAAACTGATTTTCAGGCAGAAAAACACCGCTCCCAATTAATCGACATCTGGAAGTATTTTGTCGCAAATTGTTGGGCACAAGAAAATATTGCTGAAAAGACTTTAAAACCGATACGCCCGGAAAAGACTCGAACTCGACATTCAAATGAATCGATTGAAGTAATTAAGACAGTATGCCCACCTTGGTTAAAACTTGCGATTGATCTGGCCATTCATTCCATTCAACGGCGTGCAGATCTGGTGGTCATTGAACGATCTAGTATTAATATCAAAGACAACACCATGACTGTGCTGCAGCATAAATCGCTGAATTACGACAAGCCGGTATTTATTGAAGTGGATATGCATCCAGAATTAAGGGAAGTGATTTTACAGTGTATTGAGCATTCAATGAGACTACGCTGCCCTTTCCTGATTGCTACACGTCCAGAACGTATTACTGCACACAACCGGAATATTAAACTTCACCCTTTTGCGGTGACTGAAGATCACCTGACAAAACAGTTTAAGAAGTATCGGGACCTGTCTGGTGCATACGATCATCTAAAACCAAATGAACGGCCATCACTGCATGACCTACGTGCTTTGGGTATTTATAACATTACTCAAAAGTATGGAAAAAAGTATGCACAAGCACTGGCTGGACACGCCACTGTGAAGATGACAGACCACTATCTGGAAGGTCATGAAGCGCCAAAACCGGAACGAGTTAGCTATCGTTAGTTATAGTTTTTAAATTCTAATTGAGGACTTATCAACACTACGAAATAATTTAATACCCCCAAAATACCCCCAAAATACCCCCAATAAAAAAGCCCACGTTTTAAGGTGGGCTTTAATATGCTGATTTAACAGCTAATTTTGGTAGGTATATCCAGACTCGAACTGGAGACCTCTACGATGTCAATATTAAGGTCAAACAATTGCAATATTATGATTTAAAAATATAAATATGCTTTTCACCCCCCCCTAAATACATGCTAAAACCCATAAACTAGCCCTAATAAAATCAGTAACTTATTGACCTATTCCCCGAAAGTTTTTTGAGCATTTATTCCGCATCATTTGATTCGTTTTTTTGTCTTATCTTCGAGTGTTTTGACACATGAAACAGTCGTTTTAAAGCCAACTTCTTTATCAATACTATGCGTGCATTGCTCAACAACCCAATCACCAGCAATGCCCTCTCTAAATTCCAAAAGTGTTATTGGCATTTCTGCCGAAATTTGAGGATTACCTGGTAAATTTAAACTTAACTTATTCTCATCACGGCGCGCTTGATCAAGTGATGTTTGGGCAGCTGCGTATGCACTTTTCTCATCTTGATAAGTATGTCTTAATCTTTTAACTGGCTCACCATCACCAACTTTCACCTCATGCTTTTTAGCGCCCTTTTTATCATGCCAATAAGCAATCACAGTACCCGCACTATCGCTTGTACTTGATGTCATTTCCCAGTCGCTAACTTCTTCTTTTGCTAACGTCAGAGTCGGTAAATCAATATCACCACGTTTCACAAAAAGCAGTTTTCCGCCTGCGGGTTTGCAAACAGCATCATAGCGTTTGGCAATACGTAGTAAAAAGTTTAAATCTGATTCATCCGACTGATCAAAGTGTGGCAACTTAATTTGTGCTACCGCTTCACTTACCAGCGAATCAAGACCATGCTCTTTTGCAATTTTACTCACCACAGCAGAGATAGTTGTATCCTTTGGCCATGATCTTGATTTTTGAGAAGCTAATGAAGTAATGCCATTTTTACTTGTAAGTTGTGGCACCGCACGACCACGGATCACCATTTTTTCAGGCGGTCCAGATAACGAAACTTCACTAACAATAAAAAGCCCCATATCGACCATTGCCAAGTCGTATCCCATGGAGATTCTTAACTCAGCCCCTTTTTTGGGTAACTCAATAGGGCGAATAGGATCATCAATTAAAGATATTTCACAAGTATCTGATTCATAGCCCGTGCCATCAGTAATAGAGATATATTCATACAAATCTGAAATGATGCTGGTGATATCAGTTTCATTCGCAATGACAGAGAAGCAAGGTTTTAATCCCATAATTTCACCTTCTGCTTTTCAGTTGATTGTGTTACTTCAGGCAGCTCAATCAAAACACCCGCAGGTAAAATTGCTGGATAACCTGTAATACCAAAATTCGCTTCAATGATGTTTTCCACAACTTTGTTGTTTGTGTTTCCATAATAGCGATAAGCGATTTCATCTAAAGTATCACCATCTTTTGTTGAATATTGAGCCATTTATATACCTATTGCATTCATTAGTGTGCCAAGTAAACCTAAACGCCCTGGGCTATCAGAGTATTTACGCATATTCACTGTAAATTCTTGACGGCGAGGAACACCAAAAGCAGCAAACCTAGTCTGACCTTCTGTAATGCTACCAATCACCCAATAACCCAAAATTCTACCTGTACCACTCACAAGTAATTGAGGTTGCCCTGTTGCAGCTAGTGCTCTTAGATCGTCAATTTGCCCAGTGCCACCTTTAAACTCAGGATAGACTACACCAGTTAATGAAATTGCATCTTCGCCTGGTCCTAAATACTGTAAATTATCCCAACCACCAAAAACGGCCTGTTCTCCCCACTTATAATTTGTAGTTCGATTCAGTTCTTGATATGCAGCCGTATAAATACAAAACCTAAATGCTCCCAACTTCATCATTGAGAGGAATGTACCAAAAATTTGACCGTCCATTATTGTGCATACCCCGCATCTAACATTGAGCCGCGTTGGGCAACGGCATTCGCTCTATTCATTTTTTGCATGACCAAATTAGCAATTTCATTTGGATTTTGACCAGGCGCAGCATGAACTGTAATTGGTTGATTAAAATGCTGTGTCACAGATGGCTTGGTACCACTTGCACCTCGAATTTGTGGTGCTGGTCCTGTGCGATAAGGAACTGATGCTCTTGGCTGTGACGTCGGAGCGCTTTTAGAACCACCACCAAAACCTAGAGAGCTTTTTACAGCGCCAAAGAATCCACCTATAGTCGGTGCTTTATTTGCAAGATCTGCAACCTTGCCAATAATTCCACCAATATTTTTATGAATCCAAGATAGGGCATCGACCAATGTCGTAATTGGTTTTAGGATCCATTCAATCGCTGTCCCAACCACCCTGCCAAATGACTCGCCTGCGCTAGTAGCTGTTTTTAGTTGTTCTTCAGTTGCTTTGGCTGGTGATATCAACTTCATAAACCAATCGTAAACAATCCCAATCCCACGACCAATCATTTGAATCACTGGCTCTAGCCATGACATCGATTTATAAAGATCAGTGAATGATGCGACTACAGGTGCAATCCCCTGTTTTAATCCAGTCCAAAAACCACTAAAAAATGCTTTGATTCGGTCCCAATATTTGTAGATCAAAACACCTGCTGCGACAGCTGCTGCAGCAGCTACCCCCCACGGCGTGCGTAAAAGAATAAAACCAACCTGCTTAACTATTGGAACAATCATTCCAAATGCTGACTTAAACAAGCCAATTGGATTCAGCATAGCTCTAAATGCTTTACCTACTATGCCACCTGATGCGGATAACCGAGTAAATCCACCTATAATTGATAAAATAGGAGACTTAATCGCAAAAATAGCTAATCTAGCTACTAACATGCCAACCTTGAATGCACCTAGTGCTACCACAGTGCTAACAATCAATTTTGTAAGCTTTGGATGTTGCTGTGACCAGTCTGCAAATACTGAAACCACATTTCCAACACTAGACATAATTGAGTTCACAGCAGGCAATAGAACACTACCGATGTTGACAGCTAACTCAGAGCCTCGGTTTTTAAATGTTTGCCACTGTGCCTCAGTTGTTTCCATTCGAGCCTTAAATTCTCGACTCATACTTCCACTTGCATCGCTACTTGTAGAAAGGCGCAATTGTTTTTCTAACTCGGCCCTATTCTCCATTAATTTAGAGAATGTATCCCAATGTTCAGCACCAAATAATGTAGCAACAGCATCAATCTGTGATGTTTGACCATCCTTAGCAATTTTAGGAAGCTTCTTGATCTTATCCATTACTTCAAAAATAGTGCCGATTGCATCAGTTTGCATTCCACGACCCAATTGACCAGTCGTCAAGCCTAATTCTTCAACCATTTCTCTAAATGGTTTTGACTGAGTATTAGCAGCGCCTAGTTTTGAGAATACAGCGTTAATCGCAGTTGCTGAAGTTTCAGCTTTTTCACCCAGTGTTAAAAGTGTTGATCCCAATGCAGCGGTATTCTTATCTGTGATTTTAACCATGGATGCTGTACCACCCACGCGTTGCATAAAATCAATAATATCTTTACCAGATGCAATAGCATTATCATCAAGATAGTTAATGGTATCTGCTAAATCATCAATATTCTTTATTGGAATCTTATACATATTAGCAATCTTACCCATATCTTGAGCAAGTTGATCGACTGGTAATTCAAATGCTGTTCCCATCTCAGCAACAACTTTTGTAAATTCAATCACATCTTTTTTGGCCACACCCATTTTTAATGATTCAGCAGCCATTGATGCAATTTCATTTGTAGCGATAGGTAATGTCCGTCCAAGCAATTGAACTTCTTTCTGCATATTAAAAAAGTCTTTGGTTAGCTTCCCGCTTTCATCCCGCGCACCATCTAATTGTTTTGCGATGCCAAGCATTGCTGTTTCAAATTTAGCAGCCATAACTACTGGTGCGCCAAGTGAAATAGCAGTTGCCACAGTAGATCCAATCTGGCTAGTAAGCTCATGAAGCTTTTGTTGGTTTTTGACTCTTGAAGATTCAACCTTGGTTAATTTTTCTTGTGCACGTGTTAAACGATTCAATTCATCAGTAACACCAGAGTACCGTGCACGCAAATTATCAACATTCTTGCCCATGCTTCCGAATGTGCGAATGGATTCGCCTAGCATGGATTGCTGTTTTTTAACGCGCTGAATTTCAGACCCAATTTTACTGAGCTGTGATGTGGTACTTCCTATCGCAGTGCGTAAAGAGCCTGCAACTTCACCACCAATCGTGATGATGGCATTTAATTTCTTATTTGACATTGCATCTGACACAATTAAACCAATGTGCCATTTTGTTATTTTTAATGCCTTTTATTCATTATTCACTTATGCAAAGAAAAACCTCCCGAAGGAGGTTTATTGGTCCTGCAGTTTAAAGCATTCAATAACAAAAATTACCAGACCATTTTCGATTATCAGCATTAGCACACCAAGCATTAAATGCATCACGCCCAACTTTACCGCTACTCTCAAATTTGGCAAAACGTAAATATTCTTGATATAAACCAGTATTTTCAGAATTAAGCTTCAGTATTTCAGGATAATCAAAATCTAATGTAAATATTTTTGCTTGAAATTTATTGTTGTATTGATCAAGAAGAGTTGCCTCCACGTGGATACGAACATTTTCTAAATCAATAACCTTTGCTTCTTTTAAACTTTTCAGTATCGCTTCGGATGTCGTTCCTGACTGAGTTAGTATGTGAGCATCATCCCATGCATCACCAACTTTCAATGTAACATCAAGATACTTATCATTAAATAATTCAACTTTTGCAATTTTATTCTTTGAAAAATCTAAAGCATCGACGATCGAAGCAACCTGTTTTTCATTCATGCCGTTATATGGCTGAAAGTTAATTTCTTTTAGCTTTTCTTCAAATTCCTTTTTAGTTTTATTCGCAGACTCAGCCTCGCGCTCTTGCTGCGCCATCTGTTGATCTTTTTCTATTTGCTCTTTTTGCTCATCAGACATAGTAAAAGACACACCAGCAGAACAAATAATCATAGCTAGAAAAAATACAAAAAATGCTTTAAGCCGGGTTTGTAGCTTAAAAATACTTGGTTTAACCAACCCTATAATTAAGCAAATAAAGAATACAACGCTTAAAACCGAAAATAACCCATTAAGAAATGACATTAAAAATCCTATTATTATGAGAAGCGATCATTTAATCATAACAATAAAACAATAACAGAAAAACCGCATTTAAGCGGTTTCTCTTGGTAATCCATCACACCACCAAACCAATCTTGAAATTGGTAATCTCTCAATTTCAGTCAATGACCATGATGTAAATGATGATAGTGCAATTACATGCTGACGAATGTTATTTGCACTTAAGATGTAAAAAGTCGATATGAATCCTGAATACGACCATAATCACGTAAACCCAAACCTTTAATAAAATCGGGTTCAATTTCGCAAAGATTTGCAAACATCGTAATTTCTTGTTCAGCATTGGACTTACCTTTGCTTTGTAATTCAGCTGTCAGTAAATCTTGTACTGTTGGCTCACGCATATCTACAAATTGAATGCCACCATAAGGACGACTTAATTCAATTGTGTTTTTGCCCTCACCTTCCTTAATATAATCTTTTTCTTGATTTTCCATCTTTTACATTCCTAATGCTGAGCGAATATCTGCAAGCACATCTGTACCGTTAATAATACGAACCATGTTAATCACATCAACTTCATGGATAACCTGACCACCAATAGTTTGTTTGTAATACGTCAAAGACAAATCATATTTATCTTTAGGTGCTTCACCAGCTTTTGAGGTGCCTTGGTTAATTTTGACAATTTTGCCTCTTAAATTGTGGACTACAGCAGTTACAGTGCCATCATAAGATTCCATCGCTTCACGCACTGTAAATGCAGTCTCTTTACCTTCTTTCACACCAAACAAAGACAAAACATCACGATCATGTGCATTCAAAGTAAAGTCCGCAACTAACTTTTCCATCCCCATTGTGATATCAATCGGGGCATCCATACCACCAGCGCGGTATTCTTCAGTTTGTAAAGACAATTCAGGCATATTGGCTTCATCTGTATTACCAGCATAGCCACGACCATCAACAAATAAATTAAAATTCTTACGAATATACTTTGCTACACCCATCTCAAATACTCCTTAAGAAAAAATCTCTTTGATATAGTCATTAACCAAGTGAGAACGGAAAATAATATGCTCAGCTGGATACACTGGCGTAAAGTCAAAATCGAAATAGATTTTTCCTTGTGCAATTTGATCTGCTGAATTTAAATCAGGATCTGCCCAACAAGAGCCACCCAAAATAGCACCGATGTTTGTGAGGTAACGTAAATAAGCATTTACACCTTCAATTACATCATCTACATAAGTTTTTGTAATGCCACGATCCACAGCCCAAAGGTGTGCAGCTTTTAATGATTCATCAATCATATCTGCTGTACGTACAACACATAAGAATGCCCATTTTGAATCACTTGAAAGTGTGCGATTGCCCCAAAGACGATAACCCTGTTGGCGGATAATTGTTGTGATATTTTTTTCATTGAGTAAATTTGCACGACAATTCGCGTCGCCCATTGCAAAATCAATTGCGCGAGCAGTACCAACAATACCATTAATTTCTTGGTTAGACGGAGACCACCACCAGCCACGATCATTATCTGATTTAGCAATCAGACCAGCAACACAAGCACTTGCCCATTCTTGTGAGGTTTCACCGTCGACTGATTTCAAAACCTTAGGATCGACCAAAAATACGCGTTTAGAACCAAAGTCTTTCGAGTATGCAATTGCATCTGCATCATTGGTATTTGGTCCATCGGCAACAATGACTGCTTTTAAACGCTCTGCAATACCAATCAATTCCGCAACAACTGGATTCGACGTAGCTGGTGTTTCGCCAACAGCTTCTGTACGCGTATGTGTAAAACCAGGTGCGATTAGAATTTTAGGGACAAAGCCCGTGATGTTTTCAGATGCTAAGAATGCATGCACACCTTCATAAGTACCAGTGTTTGCATCTACTCCACCAATTACATTTGCTAATGTTGCTGGAGCTGCTTCTTCTTCATCAATACGTACAACAATAACCACGGCGCCAATTTGGTCGAAAATTGAATCAAGCGCTTGTGGTAACGTTCCTGTTTCACCAAGCTTTGCTGCAAGCGTGCGTGACCCCGCAATTAAAACAGGTTTATTCAGTGGAAAAATTCTCTGTACACGACAA